TGCAGATGGATATACTTTGAATTTTCTTTTTGCAGCAGCTTTACCTTTTGCACAAAGTTTAGCCATGATTACTTACCAAATTTTTTGACTTCAGGTCTTACTGCACCGAATCCAGTTAGTTGAGCATGATTAGTAACTCCACCATCCATCATCTTTGCTCTTCCACCTTCTTTATAGCCCATAATTTTTTTAGCTACATCGGGTCTTTTCTTTGCTAAAGCGTTCATACCTTTTGAAGGGTACTTACCTTTTTTATTTTTTTCCATAATTAACTCGCTGTGTTTTTTATTTTTCTAGATTTTGAAAAAGCAATGTTTTTCTTTTCCTGAGGAGATACATTACCTTTTACAGCTTCTGTTCCTTTTTCAGGTTTGCCTTTTATGAATCCAAAACCGGGCACTTGTTTGTTAAATCTTTTATTTGCCATTATTTTTTCCTCCATTAGTTTTGATAATGTCTGTTGCTTTGATTCCATATATCGCCGCAACGACAGAAACCCAAAGTCCAGTTATCCACCAAGGCATAGCACTTAATTTGTCAAAATACAAGTCTAGTTTGGCTTCAATATCTTTGTCTTCAGCAAAAACTGCGTACGCTAAGACCGCCAAAGGGCTCGACAATACTAAAAGTACAAATTCGTCTTTCCAGTCCCCTTTTTGATTCTGTGTAATCTGTCCACTGTACTCAATTTCTCCTCGTTTCATCTTTTCAGCATGCACAATTCGTGCTTCTGACATAATGATCTCAGATTTTTTCTTATTTTTGTAAATTTCAGCGCCAGTTTTAAGTGCAGTACCTATTAAAGACCAAGGAAACATAATTATCTCTTCTTTTTACTCATTCCAGCTTCAGAAAGTGCAATTGCAATCGCTTGTTTACGACTTTTTACTTTCTTTTTACTTTTTCCAATTGGAAGTTCACCTTTTTTGAACTCTCTCATAACTTTTGTAATCTTTTTTTGTGCTTTTTTCATTACATCCTATCCTTATTTTTAAGTTCATGTTGTAAAACTGTTTTTGTTAATGATGTATCAGCTCTTAAATTAGCTAAATCTTCATTTTGTTCTAATTTTTCTTCTTGATTCATCTGATTCATCATAGATTTCATCTTATCAAGGTTAATTCTTTCCTTAGCTTCTTGTTCTTTACGATAATTTTCTTGTGCTCTAAGGTCTAATTCTCTTGCTCGTAGTTTTGCAATAGGATCATTATCAAATTGTGAAGTAATTTCTTTTTCTTCCTTCATAAATTCTTCCATCATCTCTGCAATAAGTACTGCTTTTCTAGATTCTATTTTTTCTGTTAACATTCTAACTTGCATTTGCATCTGTTGAGCCATTTGTGGATTCTGTTGCATCATCATTTGCATTTGTTGTAGTTGTTGTAGCTCTTCTCTAAACTCTACTTCAATTTGTTCTTGTGCCATTAATGAAATATGTTCAAAAATATTTTTTTCTAATGACGCCATTATTGCAGGATTATTTCTTGCCATATTCGTTGCCATAAAATTTAAATGAGCAGTCATGTGTGCTCTGTGATCTTGACCAGGAAACGCTTGGAAAGGTTTCCCTGCGAGAGCATCAATATGTTCTAACGCAGGGTCCTTTGGTTGGGGTGGTTGTGGTCGAATTAAAATTTGATCAATATCTTTTACACCTAATGCTTCATACATATTTCTGTAAACTGCATACTGATTATGGATACTTGGATTAGAAGTTGCCAGCTGCAGCTCTGTTTGCGCAAGGGAAATACGCTGTGTTTGTGAGAAAATATTAGGGTCTGCAACTGGCAAGATATCTACACGGTCATCAAAGTCTTGTTGTTTAATCATTCTTTGACCACCAACTACATCGTATGGGTACTCTGCAGGTAGATAAAGTTTAAAAACTCTTGCTAGTAATTTAAATTCATTTTTAAGAGCTGCATAAATTCTTTTGTGAATAGCAGACATTGTTCTACTACCCCTTTCAAGCAATGCTACAGTCGTGCCCACAGCTGCTTGTTGATTCCCGTCTCCTATTTGCAGGTCCGCTATGGAAGCGAATCTTTGCCCTGCATTTACCACGACTCCCATAAGTTGTAATAAGGTTTGAGAAGGCTCTTTAAAAGGTAACATCATAAATGAATCTCTAATGTTTCCTCCTGGAGCATCTACATCTCTGAATTCACCGGGTTGTATTGCTTGTGCATCGTCTCTAATTCTTATTCCTCTTTGTTTAAATCCGGCAGGTAAATTTGATAATGTTCCTGCATCTAATAGTTGTCGTAAAGCAGATGTAGCAGTTCTTGATAAACCACCAATCATGTGTATTAAACCAAAACCATAAAAACCTAGTCCTGGTAAAAATTTAAAATGAACGAAGTATTGTACTTTTGATTTTTTAGGATCACCAACTTCGTAGTTTCTTTTAATGGATAAAACTTCTCTAGAGTTTTCTTCTATTGTTACAATGTATGGAAGTTTAATTCCAGTCGGCTCACCATCTTCAGGATTAATATCCTCAAAACCTTCTAAATCTAAATTAACATGACACTCTAGTAAACTAAATACATCTTCTTCTCTTCCTTTAGTTCTACCTTCTAATTCATTTTCTTTTCTTTGAACTTCATCTTCATGTAGCTGACCTGGTTTTAATTCTATATCTCTATAGAAACCTGCAACTTGTTGTTTTCTTAATTCGTTTTCTGAAATTTTTATTTTATGAATAATTGCTTCCGCATCATCTAATGAGGTAGCTGTATACGGAACAATTAAATCATCAGCAGGTACAAATTTAGATACTGCTCTTTGTAAAACTTCATCATAATAAACTTTTTTAAAAGAAGATCCTGCAAGTGGTAAATAGAATAACATCTGATCAAACTCAGGTTCGTATTCTTTCATTTGATCCATCAACTGATAGTTCATGAAATCTTTAACACGATTTGCTTGTTGTGTTTTTTCTGGAGTAGGGATTCCTAAGATTTGTGTTCGGACTGGTCCATCAGCTGGGAGTAACTCTTTATATGCCAACGCCTGAAACTGAGTAACAGCTTCAGCAAGCACCGGATGAGTGGCACCCGAAGCACCCGAGAATGGTTCCGTCCTGTTTTCATATTTGAATCCTAACAGATCTAAACCTGTTTTGTAAGAGTTTTCCCACTCCTTTCTAGAATTTTTATAATCTTGATAATTTTGAAATAAATTAGAAGATAATTTACCTAATATATCATCTGGTAAATGATCCGCTAAATTAGAATAATGATTTTCACTTCCTGCAACAGAAGCAATTGCAGGATCGTAGTTTATATCTACAGAACCATCTTCGTTTTCTGTTATCTCTACAGGTTCTCCCTGTTCTTGTAATTCTGCTTGTTCTTGTGCTTCAGCTTCAGCAATCTCAACATCAGAAGGTACATTAATTTCTTGCTCTACGTTTGGTAAAGCTTTATCTACGTCTGCCATTTATTTTCTCCGTAAGTTTTACATCTTTAACAGTATTATACGATAAATTCAAGCCCTGAGGATTAGGTCCTCTTTTAGGTGGTGGACCAGATTTTTTTCCATGTTTATATGGTGGTTTAGTCTTCATCAGCGAACTTTTTCATTTCTGCATGAACATCATCCTCAATACCAAAATCAAAATCTTTAATTTTACCGTCTCCATCAGGTCTTACTGATACTTCTTCATACTCGATATAACCTGTTTCAGGATCTTGTTTAATTTGCATTTCAAATTCTTCATAACCATAATCACCTCTGTCCCTAATTCTTTTAAGTCTAGCTCCACCGGCTCCTTCATATAATTCATAATCACCTAAATCATATCTCATAAATTCATCTGGACTATCCATCTTACCTATTATTTTAGATTCACCCATCATTTTAACTTTATTAATTAAATTAGTTAAATAGTCTGGCATTTGATTTGCTGATCTAGATATTGCTTCAATAGTAGGTTCAACTGTTTTAGATAAAGGCTTTATAAATTTTAGAAATGGAAGTGCTGTTGCAATTGTTACTGCACCTTTTATAAATTTTCTTCTGCCTAAATCTTTTGGTTTTCCACCTTCTGAAAGTTGAACACGGCCACCTCTATTCATATACAATTCATAAGGAGTTCCTGTTACTTCATAAATTTTTTGTTTTACTGTTTCAACTAATCCTTTTCTTGATGCTGCTCTTTCAGATTCTTCTGCCTCTACTGCTGCATCCACTCTTTGTTTACCTTGTTCTAATTTTATTAAATCTTCTTCTGCAATTTCAGGTCTTGGTCTCATAGTCACCAAACCCTCATCTAAAATATCTTGTGAAGCTGCATCAAAAGATCTTTGTTGATTAACTCTTTTTTGAATTTCTTGTTCTTCATCAGTTAGTCGATTGTATTGTCTTAATTTTTGATAAGGTACATCAAGTGCAAAAAGTCTTGCTGCTGTTTCTGGAATAGATTTACCTTCTTTAAGAGCAACACCTGTATCATAGACACCATATGCAGCTCCTGCTAATCCTAAACCTTTTAATGCTGCTTTACCATAACTCTTACTCATAACATCATCTGCAAAACCTTGTAAAAATTCTGCAACATATCTCGAACCTGGAATTGCTTCTGCAGCCAATTGTTTAACTCCTAAAGCTCTTTTGGCCATTCCAATGTCACCTTTGTAACTTTCTATTCCTAAATCATTTCTCGCTATCTCCGGCATTACTTTTTTTGCTACATCAACAAATTTAATAACGGGATCTGGAGTTTGTTTATATCCCAATGCTTTAGTTGAAAAAATTCCTTCAGGTACATTGGGTTGAATAGTTACTCCTAGTTCATCTGCTTTATTTAATATCATTTGTACTTTTGGATTTAATGGGTCTGGATTTTTTTCAATAAATTTTTCTGCTGATTCTTTAAAACCACCTGTTCGATTGTAAGGTCCTAAAATTAAATTTCTGTTATAAGGAAAATCTTTCATTTTTCCTTTTTTATAAATATCTCTTTGATGTTCTATTTCAAATATTCCTCTGTTTTTAATATCAACTAAACTTGGTTTAACTTTTATAATATTTCCATTTTTGTCTACAGTGGTAGATAATTGATCCATTAAATTTTTATTTTTTAAAATTAAATCTGGATTTTTTCTTATTGTTTCATTTAATTGTTTTGCAACTAAACTTTGTTGAAAATTTAAATATCTTTCTTTTGGAGTTAATTGTATGTCTTTTCCAATTTTTTCAACTCTACGAGTTCTTCTTCTCTCAGCTTTCTTTGCAAGGTATTCTGTTTTCTTTTGTGGATCAGATTCTCTTATTGCTTTTTGTTTTAATTTTTTTCTTCTGGTAATATTTGCTTGATAAGCTTGAGTAAATCCATCACCCATTTCTGCTTTAACAATTTCTTTTGCTTTTTCAAAATTAGGAATTCTTCCAACTTCTCTTGCATTTAAATTAACAGGTGGAACATAATTCCTATCGTTGACCATTTCTTTTACAATAGTTACGTATTCTTCTAAAGGGAGTTGTGATCCTATAGTTGTACCTTTTGCAAACTTTTCTCGTGTTTTAATTTCAGGTGCAGCAGGTCTTGTTAGGTATTTATATAAAGCTATATTTTCTGATTTAGACATAGCTTATAAACCCATTAAATATGCTAAGCCGCCTCCAGCTTGTTTAGTTCTCGTTACGTTTTTAATCGTATTTAAAACTTCATCAGGGCCCATTCCTTTTTCCATCATTTTAAAAGCTTCATCTAGTGTAGCTAATACTTCTGCTTTTCTTTGCATATTGTCATCAATTAAAATCTTATCAAGTAACTCATCTGTAATACCTGGATATTTTTGTTTTAATTCGAATCGCTCTACCATTTTAGGAGCTAAAGATTTTGCTACATTCATTTCCGCTTCAAGGTCCATATTGGATAATTCTTCTATTTCATCTACACTCATTATTTTTTTATCACCAGACATTTCCATCTCTTCTAATTTTTTTTCTAAAAATTCTTTTCTACCTTTTTCACCTGGTTTTGGATCTAATCTGCCTGCTCTGTAATCTGTATACATTGCAGCTTCATATTCTTTTTGTCTTTTCAAAGCTTGTTCTGCTTCTTCAACAGTTCCTTCTGACATCCAAATTTCACTGTCTCCTAACTCTTCTTCATAATCTTTAATCTCATCGTCTGTTAATTTTCTTTTTGGATCAGGGTTTCTTGCTTCAAATTCTTCAAACATTTCTTTTTCTTTTACAGACTTTGGTCTTTCCATTTCGTCAGCAGTTTTAATTGTGCCTTTACCAAATTTTTTATTTAATTGTTTAGCTAATGCTTGAATACCTTTTGGTAAACTTCCCATAGCAAAACCTACACGGCCGCCTGATGCTAGATTATAACCTGAAGATTTACCAAATAAACTTTCAAATTTTGAACCTTGTTCAGGATCTGAAAAATAAGGATCTGACATGTTCCAATTTTTATACTGTGCAAGCAATTTGTCGTAATTAGGTCGACCTGTTCCATACCAATTAACTTCTTCAGAAGGCATTCCATACACTGCTTCATCATATGCTTTTTTAAATCTTTCTACTTCAGAAGGACCCGCAACATCTGCCATGGTTGGTCTATCAATTATAGGTGCATCTTCAATTTTACCAATTAAACTTCTAGATCCATCAGCATTAATTCTGTATCTAGAATCACCTTCTGTAATAATTGTATCACCTGTACTAGCATCAGGATCTG